AGCTCCTGAATATGGATATTTTTTAGGTTTCATAATCTCACCTCGTCTCCAATCCTCAATGACTCATAACTTGTTTTAGTAACTACGAAAATGCCGTAGTTCTGTATTGTGATCGTGTAGAGTTCGCCAATCTGCTCCTTGTGGATGACTCTACCTTTGATTTCTGCGCCTTGATTATCTGCTTTGTAGACTACAATAGGGCGCTTTTCTTCTAATTTCTTAATCTGGATACTCTGCCAGACATTCAATCCAGCAGACAATAATATCCAGATTGCGATAAATCGTTTCAATTTTCATTCTCCTCCGCAGCATACTGCAACCATACTAGGCATTCATATAGATCTCTTGCGTGTCTCTTGATATTTCCTAACTCATAGCTGTTTAGATTATCTGAGTTTGTTATAATATCAATTTTTAAATTATCGATAGCTAGAATAAAACCTTTTGTAACTTTCAATCTGTGATCTCCTCAAAGCGCCCATCTATTTTTGGACTTATTTCTTTTAAAAATGGGGTTTTTCTTTTCTTTTTTCTTCTGCTTGTGATATTCGCTATCTTTGTTAAAGATAATATCTTCATCTTCAATAAGTTCAGGAATGAAGTGACCATATGGGTATTGTTCAGGTCGTTCCATCAATCCACCTCCTTTAAATAATTTTTCCGTCAAAGATCAGGGTAATTGTGCCTGTTCCGTTCTTGTTGTCTGAAACCAGAGCACGACAATCGCCGCTTAATTCGACGCCCTCGATCGTGATACTGCGTTGAGACTTATTGACGTGAATGATCGTGTCATTTGATGTCTTAATTCTCATTATCTTCCTCCTCTATTTTAATAACGGCCCTACCGTTTGGGTTTCGTCGTTGATGTGATGTGTAAGTGTAGTACTTTAACATCCTTTCAGTAATTCCTGTTTCGCTACTGATCTGCGCTAATGTCCCAAGCGTAACAAACACATCACCCTGATATAATGCGTAGTTAGCCATCTGCTCCTCATTTCTTTAAATACTCAGGGGTTCCATAAGCTCCACCTCTACCTCTATCCGTGGATTTAGACTGTAGAACTTGCCTACATCATGTAGCGCTATCTGACCGTCGTCCTGGAAGACGATCCCTGACATACTGTCATAAAGGGCTTTTTCATAGTTGTCAATGTCAGGCTTTTTGCCTACTGGAATGATTTCATCCAGGAGGGCCTGTTGGTTCTTCTTGATCTTGGAAATATACTGAGGAGGCTTGATGTAAAATCTAAGCTTTGCCCTCAGAGCTCCATCAAGGATAGGCTGGCCCATGTACTGATTAGCAATGAGCAGCTGGCAATGATTGCGCCAGGATTTCATGCCCTTGTCTTCGTAAGTCGTGGTAAAACTCCCACGCCTTGCAAATCTTGGCCGTGATTGAGGTTTAGGCTCAATGTTTAGGGTCAATTTCATTCAAGAGCCCCCTTAAATCCTGCCATCTCAAAGAGATTTTCTCTGTTTTCATTTACGAACTCAAAGAATTTCTTAACCTCTTGTAGCGTCTTGATGTTACTCTTGACTCGTGTTAATGAGGTGAAAAATACATCATTTTTGGGAATTGCCTGAACTTTGCACTTGTAGACTGGTTCAAAAAGATCACCATTCTCATCTAGTGTGGGTGCGGCGTCTTTGTTATCAAAGCTAATGCTCATATCATAATTTAGGGTCGTAACGACCTCTATTTTTTGTTTCTCAATGATGATAGCAATATTTTCTGTCACATTGATTTTACTTGCCATGTTCTTTCTCCTGTAAAAATTCATTGTAAACCTTAGTGAAAATCTCTATTACTAGGTTTTGTGGAATGTTTGACCGTTCGTTGTATGACTTAGAGAATTTTCCCCATTCAATTTCTTGCTTGATAATGTCATTTTTAAGACCTAAATCAAGATTACTAGCAAACTTTGTAGGTTTCTGCAAAGGGTAGTCATAATTGTTATAGCGTGTGAGGTTGAGATGTGGGAGCTTGAAATCCATGACATCCTCAATATATTTCCACAATCGTCCGCTTGCTGGGTTCTCTATGATGAAATATTTAGGGTTATACCGCTTGATGATCTCAATGGTATTGAAAGCACAAAGTTCCCCATTTACCCTTTTCATAAATTGACGATCATACTGATAATTTATATAGGCTTTCTCGTAGTCAGAGGCGTTCCTGATAGTAAACATACTAGGCTCCCTTTGTGGAGTAAAGAGGCTATCTGAGAGGTCTTCTTGTTTCCAGCAAGCGTTACCCTCGCACATAGCACTAGCATTACTCCAACTTTCACATGGTGGGCTAGCTATTATCAAATCAGGTTTTGGCAACTTGTCAAGTTCATCAAAAAGTGTGTTGTCTCCAAACAAGCGCCCATAGTCAGCAAGGTTCAAATTTATAAAATGATCATTCTTGTTTTCTATATCTATTCCGATTGGATAGATGTCAATGTTCGCCCCCCCCGAACTATTCAGAGCTTTAACGCCTTTTGTATAGCTACCATTCCCACTGTCAAACAATGCCCAAACAGTCATTTTTTTGTCTGACATCAATACCTCCTAAAACGGTAAACCGTCAGCTGGGAGGTCAAATGGGTTAGGATCGGCAAAAGGTGAGTTGTTTCCATTTTGGAAACTGTTGCCTTGCCCTTGAGACTGCTGACTGTTGCGACTTTCTATCAGAGCGACGCTCTCAGCGACTACTTCGGTCACATATCGACGCTGACCGTCTTTCTCGTAACTCCTGACTTGTATGCGTCCAATGATCCCGATAAGTGAGCCCTTGCTGCAATACTGAGCAATGATGTCCGCTGTACCTCTCCACGCTTGGAAATTTATAAAATCAGCCTCACGGTCTCCATTTTCATTCTTGAAATTGCGATTGACAGCAAGTGTGCCCTGCAAGCTAGATATATTATTAGGCGTTTTTCGTAGATCAGGAGGCGCTACAAGCCTCCCAACCAATGTGACGTTATTGATCATCTGTTTTGTCCTCTCTAGCGCTACGCTCTCCCAAGAGATAGCCTAAAAACATCCATAGGATAGCCATCCCAATCTCTTTGATAAAATCATTCATTTTCTTTCCTCTCCTCTCCTGGATTGTGCCACCACTCTAACAGTTCGTCATGATGGGCGATCAGGTACTCGTCAAAGTCTTCAAATTGACGGATGGCCCATTTTAAGCGTTGGGTATCTTCTCCACGTCGTGAGCAGTACCCACTCACTTTAAAAATTGGAGTAATCTCACTCACAATGCGAGGGCTCAGATCATCAATATTTATAGTTTTGTAATTTTTAATTTCAAAATCTAAGATAAACTCATCCCCTAGGTTGTGGATAACCTGCAATCTCTTGCCGTCCGAGTAGATGGCTACGCTGTCAGATACTTTTCTGATGTCCATTCTTATCTCCCCATAGACTCTGGAGATACATCCCAAGATTTTTCTATCTCCAGTTTTCTTTTTTCGCCATACAAAGTCGCTAATAGGTTTTCTATTTTTCCTATCAACTCATCAGGTACTCCGTACTCAGCCAATTCTTCTGAAATTTTTTCAATTTCTGTCATATCTACCACCCACATTGATCATTGAGTTCAGCCTGAGTCAGTGGCTCAATACGTTGATAACCGCTGACTTGATAGTTCTTTTTAAAATCAAATCCAAGTTGACTTAGACCAGCCTTGAAACGGTCTTTTTCGGCTGTGTCTACAAAATACACTTCCAAAGTCATTTTTTGGCTATATCGTTTCAGGTCGTTTTCAGCCCCTCTGAGAGCGTTGGGCTCATTTTGGGGGATTTGCTCACTGTCCAAGATTTCGCCTGTCTCTGGGTCAAATTTTGGGGTCTCTGTTGATTTTGGAGCCTGTTCTTGCTGTTTGGATTGTTGAGCTGCTAAAAGCTCCTGATTAGCTCGCTCTGCTCGTTCTTGAGCTTGTCTGAGCTCTTCCTTTTGCTTTTCAAATTTATAGTCAGCTTTGATTTGTTCAAAGACCTCAGCAAGAGTCAAGTCTTTCAGCTGTCTAATGTAAGGCGAGTCAGTCATACCATACTCAGCACAGAGTCCTGAAATAGCTGACTTAGCCTTTTCAAATTCTTGCTGTTTCTGATACTCAAATGTGACCATGTCATCAAGTGACTTCATAGTAGCTTTTTCAAGTGTCACGCCGTCTGCCATAAAATCACTAGCCTTGACATACTCAAGGGCCTTTTCATCAAAGAGACGAGGGTCCAGCATGTACTCAGCCGATTTGTTGGCTAGGTATCCTTTGACTGTGTCAATTCTGACAGCCTTTTGATGATCTTCAAACTCTTTGACATCACTAGCAATTTTGGTGATGATGTCTTTTAGAGGTTGGATGGCACTCTTGACATACTTGTCAAATTCGTCAGCTGGTTCAGATAAGACTTTCTTATTCCTGATCCGTTCATCAGAAACCTGTTTGTCTAGTTTGCGTAGATCTGCAAGTGTCTGCTTGTCGTCCTTGATGGTTGCAGCTGTAACCGTGTAATTTTGATACTTGGCTACAACCTCATTGATATTCTGTTCAAATTTCTCACGGTCAATGATTTCAACCTGTGCCTGTGTTACTTTTACCTGTAATTCTTGCATGTTGTCCTCCTAAAATTCAAGCTCACCGTCTAGCAATTCGCCCTGGATTGGCTCCTCAGTTTGAGCAGGTTCAGGATCTGTGTTAGCTTGCTCTTTGTTAAATTGCTCAATCTGAGCCATCTTGCGTGCAATTACATCCTCTTTGCTCTCTTGAGGTGTCACATCCTTGATACGGTCAAATGTTTCTCCACCGTCGTCCTCTGTGTACATATTCCCCAAATCCTCAGGAAAAGCCTCTCTAAGAGCGTTTACTAGGGCTGTTTTTCTGATCATAGTAGCTGGCATGCTGTTCCAGGTGCTTTGTTTCTTGTTGTATTCTTCAAGAGATACCTGAATTTCTACAGGTACTTTGAAATTTTTGCGATAGACTCTAGCCCAACCGCCTACCAAAGTATCACCTGGTAGCATAAGAGCCCCTTTGCGTTCGTGCATAACGCCATCTTTATCTACAGCAACCACGCCAGCCTCAAATCCCTCATAGTTTTTACTCTGGGCTGCACGTTTCAAGAAAGCCTCTTTAGAGACAATCAAGCTGAATTCTGTCCCTCCATTGCGGTTTTTATAGGCTACAATGTAGACCTCATTAGCTAAAGGGTTTAGGTTACGCCCTTTAATAAGCGACAAAGCTTGTCCCACCTGTTTCTCAGTAAGTAAATTCTGAGGATCAAAGTAACGTTTGATGTCTTCAAATGTCCAGTCAAGGGCATTGACAGAAATGTCACGTTTAGCCTGTTGTGTTGATAATTGATTATTAGTCATTTTCTTCTACCTCTGTTGTGTTTTAAGTTCCAATTTTCACGCTTTAAATAGTGCTCTCTATTCATAGGCTAACAATCTCCTACATAGATCCACTGACCAGCTCTAAACTCCCAATCAGCTGGGTCACGTTCTTCCATTGGTTCAGGAGGTTGCAAGTAATCACGGTCATAGTCAAAGGTGCCAAATAGTCCTCTGTCCATGTGCTGCCTCCTACCCTGCCATGTCTTGATAGACATCAATTAGGCGCTGTTGCATTGCGACTGTGTCAGCGTACTGTCTACGACTACGTCCAAGCTCCATGTTTTCCTCAGAGAGCTCTTTTAGTAGGTCATTTTGTTGCTTGATGATGGCTTTAAGCCGTTTGTTTTCAGTTTGGAGGGTTCTGACTTCAATTAGATTGCTGTTTGATTTTGATTGCCCATCACCCCAAAGGTCATCTAGTCCAAAAAATTCTTTTAGTTTTGCTAACATTATTCTTCCTCCTCGTCATCATTTTCTGCCAGGTTCTTCTCAATAGCCTCTTTTGAACTCATGCCATTCAATACATCCATGATGACATGTGAGACATCATGGATAGCCTTTAGTGAGCTTTCTAGTTCATCATCTCCCCCTAAGATATCCAAAACAAACAATCCACCCAAGGATAATTCATGTAATTCCTTTTGTAGCTGTTCAATGCGTTCAATTTTTTC